CAACCAACAAATACTTTCGGAACACAACCAACAAATACTTTCGGAACACAACCAACAAATGCGTTTGGAACACAACCAACAAATACTTTCGGAACACAACCAACAAGTACTTTCGGAACACAACCAACAAATACTTTCGGAACACAACCAACAAGTGCGTTTGGAACACAAGCAACAAGTACTTTCGGAACACAACCAACAAGTGCGTTTGGAACACAAGCAACAAGTGCGTTTGGAACACAACCAACAAGTGCGTTTGGAACACAAGCAACAAGTACTTTCGGAACACAACCAACAAGTGCGTTTGGAACACAACCAACAAGTGCATTTGGATCACAACCAACAAATACTTTCGGAACACAACCAAGTTCTTTTGGAACAAATAAACAAACAACAAGTGCATTTGGAACACTTAGACAACCGCAAACTACATTTAAACCTCCTTCTGCGAATCCATTAACATATTCTTTTGGATCAAAATAAGTTTTGCTGTTCATAAGTTAATCATTCATTGTGTAAATGATCTCGATTAAATAAAACAATTGTATCATAATCACTGTTCATATGTTATATATAAATATATAACATAACAAGTTAATGATCTAAATTAAACAAAAACGTATTATTTATTTTTATAATTCTAAAATAATATTTTACGCATTTAATAAAATGGAACAACTTATACTAGCAAGTCAACTATACTCATTACCAGAATCAACTATTGTTAAAGTTCTTAAAGCAGCTATTGATCAAAACCCAGATAATAAATCATCTATATTATTACCATATATAAATTCAGAATATAACTCTGTAATATCACCTGCCATTTTAGCATCTGGTAGTGTGCGTGCATTTAGTTTAATGAATACTCGTAATTGGATATTGTTAATACATGATATGGGATACAATCCAGACTCTAATACTTTTGAAAGACCAGTAAACGTAATAGGATTTGAATGGAAACCATATATGGTTAATTATATTATGACAATGGTTAATGAAAGACAATATACAAGTAGAGTGCATGATCTTTTAGATATTCAGAATTCTGATGCATTACCACAGTGTAGAATTATTGCAACCAGACTTTTACAGAATCTTATTGAGAATGCAAATTCTGAAGAAGAAAGAAATTTTCTTTATGGAAGAACTCAGTGTTTCAGATATAGAACGAAAGAAAAGCTTCAAACAGATTTAGATCTATATATTAATTATCATGACATGTTAGCTTTCAATGGTCCTCGCGATCCAGTTACAAATCGACTATGGCGTCGACCAAGACTAATACCAATTAAATATTGGGATGTAAGAGGAGTTAATGATATGAGTAGTTTATTTCGTTACCAACTCCACGCAGAAGACATTTTTGTAGATTTAACTTATTGGGATACAAGCAATGTATCTGATATGTCAGATATGTTTAATTTTGATTTTGAAGAAGATGAAGAAGATGAAGATGGTGAAACAAAACAGGGTATTATAACTGTTACTGGGTATGAAAACTGGAACACTAGTAAAGTAACAAATATGGCTGGAATGTTTAGGAATTCATTTAATGATGATGATGAGGTAGACATTTCTCTTTTGGATACTTCTTGTGTTAGGAATATGTCTTATATGTTTGCAGATACATTGATGGAAAACAAAAATATTTCTGAATGGAACGTGTGTATGGTTACTAATATGTCAAAAATGTTTGACGGTTCAGATTTTAATGGAGATATTTCTCGTTGGGATACTTCAAAAGTTACGAATATGGAATCTATGTTTGAAGATGCTGCAAACTTTAATTGTGATATTTCTAATTGGAATGTGAGTATGGTTAGAACTATGGAAAAAATGTTTGCAAATGCTACTCTTTTTAATAGGCCACTCAATAAATGGGATACAAAAAACGTTACTAATCTATCTCAAATGTTTTATAACGCAATAAATTTTAACCAGCCTCTTGACAATAAATGGAATACATCAAAAGTTATCAATTTGAGTGAAATGTTTTATAACACAAGTTTTAATCAGCCTCTCATTTGGAAAACAGACAACGTAATAAATATGAACGGTATGTTTTTTAGTTCTGGTATTAATAACCCTATTACTTTTATTAATGCAAGACAAGTTACTTCTGTTCTTGCTATGTTTGCAAGAACAACAAGTTTTAATAAACCTGTAATATTATATGATACGGAAAATTTAACTGATGTCTCTCAAATGTTTGCGGAATCAACTTCTTTTAACGAAGTAATTACATTAAATAAAACAAACAGAATTGTTTTGATGAATGACATGTTTCATGGTGCCACATCTTTTAACCAACCATTTGGTGACTGGAATTGGGACTTGTCAAGAGTTATAAGTATGTCTGGAATGTTTAAAAACGCTATTAATTTTAATAAAAATGCAGTTCCTAGATCTAAGTTGTCATCACTTACAGATGTGTCAAAAATGTTTGCCGGTGCAATAAAGTTTAATCAAACTATTAGTAATTTAAATCTTTCTAATGTATCTGATATGAGATGTATGTTTTTAGATGCTATCAATTTTGATCAACCAATTAGTATCTGGCCTACAGTTTTGTGTAATATGTCTAGAATGTTTAAGGGTGCGATCAAATTTAATCAACCTTTTATTATTAACCAACAACTGTTACCAAGCAATACATCTGGTATGTTTGAATCGGCGATATCTTTTAATCAACCTATCGATGGAATAAAATTCTATACAATTTATGTTAAAGATATGTCAAAAATGTTTAAACATGCACATGTTTTTAATCAGTCACTTGGTGATTTGTTTACTGAAGAAGTAACAGATATGTCTGAAATGTTTAGTTACGCAATAAATTTTAATGATGATATACAATATTGGGATGTTATTAATGTAAGAAATATGTCAGGTATGTTTTCGCATGCGTATGCTTTTAATCAACCACTTATTAGATGGTGGTGGTTGAATACAAGAATTGATAATATGTCAAGAATGTTTTATAATGCAACTTCTTTTAATCAACCTATAAAATTAAATATACGAAAAAGAGATAGAATTAACACCACAGACATATTTACAGGCGCAACATCTTTTAATCAAGAAGATATTTGGCATATACCACCTCAGACACCTTACCCTTACACATAAATCTAACAATTTTATTTGTTAACAAATAAAATTTATTTACACCATTTAAAAAAAACAGTTAGTATAATAACAATGAATAATTATCTATGTCAACACTGTTGTTCAAACTTAGACAAAGGAGATATATTTGAACATTTTATGTGTCAATATAATGACGATAGAAAGGCTATGAACGCAGCAGTTATGTATGGGTGGTCAGAAAAAGATAAAAAACATTTTAATCGTTCTATTATTGTTCAACCTGATAATTTACCTCAATATACAATATGTCCTGATTGTAAGAAAAGAGACCCGCTACTAGATTCATACAAAATTATATGAATCCAGCCCCGTAAAGGGGCTTCTAAACCATGTGTAGCTCCATGGTAAGAAGTAAATCGAGGCTAAAAAATACCAAAAGGTAATTTTCTAGCGAAATGGTATTTTTTAGGGTTTGCGAAAAGATTTGGTTTTCATCCTGTCACTACGCCCTTAACCGCTAGCGGCTACGCCTCGCCGTAATATACTTCTTACTTATAAGAAGCTTAACAATTTAGTTTAAAATTAGTAATTCATATGTAATGAAAGCAATTTTCTGACTAAAAAACTTACAAATTAAATATTCTTTTATTTTTAAAAAAGAATGTTCTTACTAATTCATACGAATAAGAGCACCAGTTGTTAACCTTTTAAGGAAGGATAAGATAAATTTACATTTCTCACATACTACTTAAGAGTTAGAATCAAAATAGGTAAGTTTTGTAACATTTGTAGAACTAGTATAGAGATCATATGCTTTTTTATAGTCCATTTCGGGTTTTCCGTAACGTTTATTTACATAATTATGGAAAGATACAAAGAAATTAAATAATTGCTCTCTGCCACTAACAATTTCGTTCATTCTGTAATAATTTTGTTCAATATGAGCAATCGCATGATCTTGACATTTTTCACAAGGTATCATATATGGCATACCCATAATAAATCCTTTCATACTTTCTTTACAAATAGGAGACGCTTTAATAGGATAACGTGCTGCACCATTGTGTAAAGTAAACCAAAAAGCTGGACCCCATACGTTAGGATCGCTTGAATTTGCATATTTAAGAGTAGTCCATTTCATATTCATCTCTTGCGAATCATTTTTTGATTCATCTACAAATTGTTTTTTATATGTAGATTCGCCATTATCTTCTTGCATTTTTGGCTCATTTGTCTCATTCGTCTCATTTTTTTTATGTGGTGATGAGATCATTAAAAGATTTGATGTTTTGTAATAATTTCCTCGAGGCATTTTATTACAAAACCTTATTTTTTTTTAAAGAATATTTGTTGTTTTTTAATCTTCGTCTGAATCTTCAAAAACAATAATATTGTGTGTAAAATCTTTTCTAAGTTTTTCAATATTTACTTGAATTTTTTTAGATATTAAAAATTTTTCTAAACTTGAAAAATCTGGACTTCCACAAAATGGAATTTTTGCAATTTCTTTATTTTCAGTTTCAAAGTTCGTAAAAAGATTTCGTACACGTATATGATTAAGAATAGAAACATCAATTGATGTATCTGATAATATCTTTTCAATACTTTTATGTTCCGCTATTAATTTGTAAGCAGTTTTACTTCCTATTTTTGGTATATTAGGATTATAATCAGTGCCACACATTATGCAAAGATCTAAAAATTGTTCTTTGCTTAGTTCAAGACCTTTCAATACTTGACAATTCGTAATACGAACACAAGTGTCTGCACCAGTGTCAATTTTTGTAAGAAATACAGGAGAACCATACGCCATTACATCTGTATCTTCAGATAAAACGGCTGATACAAAACCAGCAATGCATATAGCAGTACACATTTTTTCAGCCTCTCCTGGTGCAGTATAATAAGGAACTTTAAGAATATTAAAAAGTTGTTTTGCAGTTTCAAAATCTTCTGATGAAATACTATAGAGTTGACTTCGGCGTTGTTCAATTTTTTTTTCAATCCAAACCATATCAACTTTTTCTGAATTTTTTACAAGAAGACGTTTTGGTGAACGTCTTTTCTTATAAATATCAACAAGACAATTTTTAACAATACCTGTTTTATTATATTCGTCTACTGCTTCTTCAAGTTCATACAGTTGATGATCTAATTTTTCTCGACTATCTCTTCTTTTTGCTTGTTCGCCAGATTTTTCTGGTGGTGCTGGACCATCAAAAATAAAAACGCAATGAATTTCATTTCGTCTTAGGCTAGATATTAAATTTATAAAAGCAGACAGCCATCGATCTCCACATACTGCTTTAAATTTGTGCATATATAAGGAAATATCAATTGCTACTTTCATAAAACTATATTCAGAAATGTGAATAGGTTCAAAAATATCAGGACATGTTTCTCTTAAAAAATTGTTAAACGAGCTTTTGATACCCATCTTTTTAATTTATTAATTTATATACTTTTAACTTGATAAGTTCATTTTTACTTTTGAGGATGCAATTTTCTTAATCTTAAATTTCTATTTTCCATCTTTATTATAAAAATGACAAAATGCCCGCCTGGCACAATTCTAAATCCTAGGACCAAAAAGTGTGTTTTAATAGATGGTCGCTTAGGAAAAAGTATACTATTAGAACAAAAATTAAAACGTAGATCTCCAAAATCTCGTAGCAGAAAAAAGTGTCCACCTGGTACAATTCGAAATCCTAAAACAGACAATTGTGTTTTAATAGATGGTCGTATAGGAAAAAGTATACTATTAGAACAAAAATTAAAACGTAGATCTCCAAAATCTTCTGGTAGAAAAAAGTGTCCACCTGGTACAATTCGAAATCCTAAAACAGACAATTGTGTTTTAATAGATGGTCGTATAGGAAAAAGTATACTATTAGAGCAAAAATTGAAACGTAGATCTCCAAAATCTCGTAGCAGAAAAAAGTGTCCACCTGATAAAATTTTAAATCCTAAAACTAACAATTGTGTTTTGAAAGATGGTCGTGTAGGAAAATTTATAGTATTAGAACAAAGATTAGAACAAAAATTGAAAGGTAAAACACAAATATCTGGTTCCGGATCGAGATCTACTTCGGGTTCCGGTTCGAGATCTACTTCGGGTTCCGGATCTGGATCTACTTCGGGTTCCGGTTCGGGATCTACTTCTGGTTCGGGATCTAGTTCTGGTTTCGTTTTGAGTTCCGGGTCTGGTTCTGGTTCAATAGGATCTGGTTCAACTTCCCAATCAAGTTTAACTTCCGTTTTTGGAACTGTATCAAAAAATGTTGCGTCTAAATCAGAATCATGTCCACCTGGTAAAATTCTAAATCCTAAGACAGGACTTTGTGTTTTGAAAGATGGTCGAGTAGGAAAATTTATATTGTTAGAGCAAAAATTTAAAGAATCACAACAAAAAAAATCTCAGATTCCAACTCCGAGTCCTCCAACTCCTACTCATCTTACTCCGACTTCATCAATTATAAAGTCAATAATAAACAAAACACCTGGAATTGTGAGACGTCCCCCATTGAAAATAAATATGAATCCGACAATTATAAATCCTACACCAGTTGTGTCTAGTTTTTTTCCAGTTAAAGAAGATTGTAGTCAAATTGATAATTGGAAAAAATTGCGTACACTTGGTAAAGGATCGTATGGAATTGTTTATTTAGTCTTATCCAAATATGACAACCGTGAATATGCTCTTAAAGTGCAAAAAAATAATAATTCTTTTTTAACTGAAATAGAAGCATTAAATGACCTTCAAAAAACGAATATTGTTCCTAAAATATATGCAGCTTGGACTTGTAAAAAACAAGCGTTTATTGTAATGGAAAAACTAAAAGACTTTGAATATTCAAAATTTAGTCATCATAAAATTTGGAAAAAAGTAGGAGAAAGTTTAGATATAATTCGTGATGCTGGTTGGTTACATGTAGACACACACGATGAAAATGTTATGTGTACAGATGATAATAAGCTTGTTATAATTGATTTTGGTTTTGCTGTAAAAAGAACTATATTAGAAAACTTACAAACGTATCCAGACCACTTAATGTCTGCAAAGAACTGGTACAATTTCGCTCTTACTTGGGAATTTCTAGAATCAATCCAGAATTATAATTATCAATCAAGTTTTAACCCATTTTATATGAGTTATGATTTAGTAAAACATAAAATCCCAACAAAAGAAGAAAAAATTGCATATGAGACTGCATATAAAAACTATTATAATGGAAGGAAAAAATTATGCAATCAAGGATGTAGATATGCCTGTTAAATTAAAAAAGATTCTATTATCTAAACAATAAAAATTATTTGCTAAAGGTTGCTAATGCTAAAAAGAGATAGACAATTAAATGATTTTGGAAAAAAGAAACGACCTAAAGTAGAAATTTTAGATGCACCGCCAATTAATTCTATTAAAGATCTTATTCAATTAGGAAAAAATAACACTTTTTATAAAAACATTGATACAATAATGCTTTGGCGTCTAACTCCTCATTTAGATGAATTAAATAATCTTATTGGTATGGAAACCTTAAAGGAATCAATTTTTTATCAAATTTTGTACTATTTGCAAGGAATGCATCAAAGAAACAAATCAGATGAATATTTGCATACTATATTAATGGGTCCACCCGGTACAGGTAAGACTACCGTTGCTCATATTATAGCAAAAATATATCAAGCGATGGATATTTTGTCTCCATCCGGTCCTTTTAAAGTAGCTCACAGAGATGATTTTGTTGCTGGTTATCTTGGTCAAACAGCTATTAAAACACAAAAATTACTTAATTCATGTATAGGTGGTGTTTTGTTTATTGACGAAGTCTATGCTTTAGGGCCAGGTGAAGAAGATAGAGATTCTTTTTCTAAAGAAGCTATTGATACGTTATGTAGTTTTTTGTCAGAACACACAACTGATTTTTGTTGCATAGCAGCTGGTTATGAAAAAGATATCCAAAAGTGTTTTTTTGCAGTAAATGATGGATTAGAAAGTCGTTTTCAATGGAAACATAAAATTGAAGAATATACACCAATTGAATTATCGGATATCTTTCTTAAAAAAGTTAAACATATTAATTGGGAAATAAAAATTGATAAAGAAATAATATCAAAACTAATAGAAACAAATAAAGAACAATTTTCAAATGCTGGAAGAGACATTGTAAATCTTATATCTAAATGCAAGATGGCACACGCACGACGTGTTATCGCATTAGATAAAGAACATAAGTTTATTTTAACAGTAGAAGATTTAGAAAAAGGTTTAATAATGGTTCAAAAAACGAAAAAAAAAAATAAGATAGATTCACCTCAAATAAGA